ATGTTCGACGTCCTGAGACGGAAAGCCGAGACGCCGCCGGCCGCCAAGACCTCCGCCACCGGTCCGCTCATCGCGATGACCAGCCCGGGCCGCGTGGCTTGGAGCCCGCGGGACGTGGTTTCCCTCACAAGGGCCGGCTTCTCCGGCAACCCGGTGGGCTTTCGCGCGGTCAAGCTGGTGGCCGAGGCCGCCGCCGCGCTGCCGCTGGTCGCCCAGGACGCCGAAGCCCGGTACGAGGCGCACCCGCTCCTGAGCCTGCTGCGCCGTCCCAACCCGGCGCAGGGGCGGGCGGAGTTCCTCGAGGCGCTCTTCGGCCAGATCCTCCTGACCGGGAACGGCTATGTCGAAGCCGCCGGGAGCGAGGAGGCCACCCTGCCTGCCGAGCTGCATATCCTGCGCTCCGACCGCATGTCCGTCCTGCCCGGGCCTGACGGCTGGCCGGTGGGCTACGAGTACCGGGTCGGCAGTGCCACGCACCGCTTTGCCCTCGGCGACGGGCCGGTCCCGGTCTGCCATATCAAGGCCTTCCACCCGCAGGACGACCACTACGGCTTCTCGCCGCTGCAGGCCGCCGCGACGGCGATCGACGTGCACAGCGCTGCCTCTCGCTGGTCGAAGTCGCTTCTGGACAACGCCGCGAGGCCCTCGGGCGCCATCGTCTATCGCGGGGTGGACGGGCAGGGCCACCTCTCCCCCGACCAATACGACAGACTCCTTACGGAAATGGAAACGCAGCATCAGGGGGCCGGGAACGCCGGCCGGCCGATGCTGCTGGAGGGCGGGCTCGACTGGCGGCCGATGGGCTTCAGCCCCTCTGACATGGAGTTCCAGAAAACCAAGGAATCCGCCGCGCGCGAGATCGCGACCGCCTTCGGCATCCCGCCGATGATGCTCGGCATCCCCGGTGACGCGACCTACGCCAACTACCAGGAGGCCAACCGCGCCTTCTACCGGCTGACAGTTCTGCCGCTCGCCCAGAAGGTCGCCGCGGCGCTGTCGGACTGGCTGATGGATTTCTCCGGGGAGGCGATCGAGCTGAAGCCCGACCTCGACCAGATCCCGGCGCTCGCGCAGGAGCGCGAGGCTCAGTGGCGCCGCGTGGGCGAGGCGGATTTCCTGACAGACGCCGAGAAACGGCGCCTGCTCGGTCTGCCGGTGGAGGCCGCATGAGACCGGAGCTGGTGAAGGACGAGACGCGCCGCCCGGCCGCGCCGGTGACCGACTTCTGGTTCGCCCAGGTCGACCTGCGGCTGTCGAAGATCGAGGCGCTGGTGGAACGGCTGGAGCGCCAAATCTGGGGACTGGTCTACGCGGCCGGGGGCATCCTGCTGATCGAGGGGCTCCGCGCCCTGGCAGGATTGTGAGGAAAGGGGCGGAAGACATGGAATTGGAACACAAGTTCTGCCGACTGGGCGGCGAAGTCACCCTGCGCGACGGCCATGTGATCGAGGGCTACGCCTCGCTCTTCGGAGTGGCCGACCAGGGCGGGGACACGGTGATGGCCGGGGCCTACGGCGCCTCGCTGCGCCGGCTCGCGGCGGCGGGGGGACGGGTCAAGATGCTCTGGCAGCACGACCCCGCCCGGCCCATCGGCGTCTGGGAGCAAGTGACCGAGGATGCCCGTGGCCTTCGCGTGCGGGGCCGGTTGCTGACCGACGTCGCCCAGGGCCGGGAAGCGGCGGCGCTGCTGGAAGCCGGGGCCATCGATGGGCTCTCGATCGGCTACCGCACTCGCAAGGCGCGGAAAACCGAGAAGGGCCGGAGGCTTCTGAGCGAGCTCGACCTCTGGGAGGTCTCCCTCGTGACATTCCCCATGCTGCCCGAGGCGCGTGTGCAGGCGAAGCGGGACGAGACCGACGGGACCCCGCTCCGCAGCCTCGCCGCAAGCCTCGAAGCGGCCCGGCGGCAGCTCGGCACTCCCTGACCGGCAACCCGAAAGGACCGAAGACATGACCACACCCGAGACCTCGTCCCGGGCCGGAGACGCCTTGTCTCCGACCGAGGAGCTCGATGCCACGCTCGGCGGCTTCGTCAGCGATCTCAAGGCTTTCACCGACGACATTCACGCAAGACTTCAACAGCAGGAAGAGCGCATGACCAGGATCGACCGCAAGATGCTCTCGCGTCCCGCCCTCGCGGCGGCCGCCGAGACGGAGACTCCGCACCGCAAGGCCTTCGAGGGCTACCTACGCGCGGGTGACGACGATGCGCTGCGCGGGCTGGAGCTCGAGGGCAAGGGCCTGACCACGGCGGTCAATTCCGACGGCGGCTACCTCGTCGATCCGCAGACCTCCGAGACGGTGGCCGCGGTGCTCTCCTCGACCGCCTCGCTTCGGGCGGTGGCCAACGTGGTGCAGGTCAACGCGACCTCCTTCGACGTTCTCATCGACCACGCCGAGGCCGGTGCGGGCTGGGGCAACGAGGCGACCGCCGTCAGCGAGACGGCGACGCCCGCGCTCGACCGCATCCAGATCCCGCTCCACGAGCTCAACGCCATGCCCAAGGCGAGCCAGAAGCTGCTCGACGACAGCGCCTTCGACGTGGAGACCTGGCTCGCCCAGCGGATCGCGGCGAAGTTCGCCCGGGCCGAGGCCGCGGCCTTCGTCACCGGCGACGGGACCGACAAGCCACGCGGCCTCATGAACTACGAGACCGTCGCCAACGCCAGCTGGAGCTGGGGCAAGATCGGCACCGTCAGCACCGGCGCGGCGGGGGCCTTCGCCGCCACGAACCCGGGCGACGCGCTGATCGACCTGGTCTATTCGCTGCCCGCCGAGTACCGGCATGGCGCGAGCTTCGTGATGAATTCCCGCACCGCCTCCGAGGTGCGCAAGCTCAAGGATGCCGACGGTCGGTTTCTCTGGTCGGACGGCTTCTCGGTGGCCGATCCGGCGCGGCTGCTGGGCTATCCCACGCTCATCGCCGAGGACATGCCCGACATCGGCGCCGACAAGACGCCCATCGCCTTCGGCGACTTCGGGGCGGGCTACACCATCGCCGAGCGCCCCGACCTGCGGGTGCTGCGCGATCCCTTCTCGGCCAAGCCGCACGTCCTGTTCTACGCGACCCGCCGTGTCGGCGGCGGGGTGAGCGACTTCGCGGCGATCAAGCTGCTGCAGTTCTCGGCCTGACGGCCGGGAGAGCCGGGCGCGCCCTGGGGACCCCTGTCGAGCCGTTCCGTCCGAGCGGCAGGGGAAGGCGCGTCCGGCACCTGGGCGGGGACCGGACATCGGAGACTACCGGATGATGCTGATCGAAGAGACCACCGTGGCGCTGCAGGCGCTTCCGGTCGCCGGCTTCAGGGACCACCTGCGCCTCGGCACGGGCTTCGGCGAGGACGGGCTGCAGGACTCGGTGCTCGAAAGCTACCTGCGCGCGGCGCTGGCGGCGATCGAGGCGCGGACCGGCAAGATCCTGATCGAGCGGAGCTTTTCCTGGAGCCTCACCTCCTGGCGCGACGCGGAGGTGCAGGTGCTGCCGGTCGCGCCGGTGAGCGCGATCGAGGACTTCGCGGTGATCGATAGGGCGGGGTCGGTCGGTGTCCCGGGGACGGACGACGTCCGGCTCGTCCCCGACATGCAACGCCCCCGCATCGAGGGCGCCGCGGGTCGCCTGCCGTCGATCCCGCCGGGCGGGCATGTGCAGATCGGTTTCCTCGCCGGCTTCGGGCCGGAGTGGTCCGACCTGCCCGCCGACCTGCGCCACGCCGTCATGCTGCTGGCGGGCCACTACTACGACTTCCGGCACGAGGCCGGACTGGCGGGCGGCGCGCTGCCCTATTCCGTCAACGCCCTGATCGAACGCTACCGCTCCGTGCGGCTGGGAGGTGCGGGATGAAGCGTCCTCTCCTGACCCGCAGGCTGGTGCTCGAGGCGCCGGCGGACACGCCCGACGGGGCCGGTGGCCATGCCGAGGGCTGGACCGCGCTCGGCACGCTCTGGGCCGAGGTCGAGGTGCGCTCGGGCGGCGACCGGCGCGGACCGGCGGTGCCCCAGTCGCGGCTGGCGCTGCGGATCACCCTGCGTGCGGTGGCCGAGGGGAGCCTTTCCCGGCCTCAACCCGGCCAGCGGTTCCGCGAGGGCGCGAGGGTCTACCGCCTGCGCGCCGTGGGGATCGCCGATCCCTTCGGGCGGTACCTGACCTGTTACGCCGAAGAGGAGGTGGTCGCATGAGCTACGCCCTCTCCGCGCCTCTGCAGGAGGCCGTCTATGCCCGGCTTTCGGCCGACGCGGCACTCGCCGCCGAGGTGGGCGGCGCGATCTTCGACGCGGCCCCCCCGGGCACCGCGCCCGCTCTCTACGTCGTCCTGGGCGACGAGACCGCCCGCGACCGCTCCGATGGGACGGGCCGGGGCGCGCGGCACGATTTCACCGTCTCGGTGGTGAGCGGGGCGGCCGGGTTCGCCGCCGCCAAGCGGGCGGCGGGCGCGATCTCCGAGGCGCTGACCGACGCCGATCTCGCGCTTTCGCGCGGACGGCTGGTGGGGCTGCGCTTCCTGCGGGCCAGGGCCGCGCGGGCGCAGGGCAACCAGGTCCGGCGGATCGACCTGACCTTTCGCGCCCGCCTCGAGGACGACTGATTTTTCAAACGCTTAGGAGATAGTCTCATGGCGGCCCAGAACGGCAAGGACCTGCTGGTCAAGATCGACATGACCGGCACCGGCACATTCCAGACGGCGGCGGGCCTGCGGGCCCAGCGGCTCAGCTTCGACGCCGAGACGCTCGACGTCACCGCGCTCGACTCGGGCGGCTGGCGCGAACTGCTGGCGGGAGGAGGCGTGAAGAGCGCCACGATCAGCGGATCGGGCGTCTTCAAGGACGCGGCGACGGACGAGCGCCTGCGCCAGGTCTTCTGGAACGGCGAGACGCCCGCCTTCCAGGTGGTGATCCCGGAGTTCGGCGTGGTCGAGGGGCCGTTTCTCGTCTCTTCGATCGAATACGCGGGCACCTACGACGGCGAGGCGACCTACGAGATGGCGCTGGCCTCTGCCGGTCCGCTCACCTTCACGGCGGCGGCGTGATGGCGAACCCCCATGCCGGAGAGGTCGCGCTGACGCTGAACGGCGAGACGCGCGTGATGAAGCTGACGCTCGGCGCGCTGGCCGAGCTCGAGGCGAAACTCGGCACCGGGAGCCTCGTCGACCTCGTGGAGCGCTTCGAGAGCGGTGGGTTCTCCGCAGGTGACGTGCTGGCGCTCGTCGCGGCGGGGCTGCGCGGGGGCGGCTGGTGCGGCACGAGAGCCGATCTGCTGACCGCCGAGATCGAGGGCGGGCCTGTCGAGGCCGCTCGCGCGGCCGCCGACTGTCTCGCGCGCGCCTTCGCCTTGCCGGAGGCGGGCTGATGAGCGGTCTCGACTGGCCGGGGCTGATGCGCGCGGGACTGCACAGGCTCGGCCTGAGACCCGCAGAGTTCTGGGCGCTGACCCCGGCCGAGCTGGTGATGATGCTCGGTCTCGATCCGGGCCGCGAGGCGGTCATGGGCCGCGCGCGGCTGGAGGAGCTGACCCGGCAGTTTCCCGACGAGGAGGGATGAGATGGACGAGAACGACATCGAGGACTTCGGAGCCGAGCTGGAGGACCTGGGGCGCGGGCTGGCGCAGACGGGCCGGTTGACCGAGAGCTTCTCCCAGCAGCTCGACCGGACGCGCCGCGCCCTCGCGCCGACGGTGCGGGACCTGGGCGACCTGGAGCGCGGGTTCTCGACCGGTGTGAGACGCGCCTTCGAGGGGCTTGTTTTCGAGGGGAAAACCCTGACCGACACCCTGCGCGGGCTCGGGCAGGCCATGTCCCGCACTGCCTATCGCGAAGCGGTGAACCCGGTGGCGGACCATCTGGGCGGATTGCTCTCCAGCGGCGTGAATGCCGCGGTCTCCGGTATCATGCCGCAGGGCTCAGTGGCCCGCGTCACGCCCTTCGCCCGGGGCGGCGTGGTCACCGGACCCACGCGCTTTCCCATGACGGATGGGCGCAGCGGCCTCGTGGGAGAGGCGGGGCCCGAAGCGATCCTGCCTCTCTCGCGCGGTGCCGACGGGACGCTCGGTGTCCGCGCGGGGGGCGGCACCCGGCCCGTTCAGGTCACCATGCATGTCACCACGCCCGACGCCGAGGGCTTTCGCCGCAGCCGCGGGCAGATCGCCGCCGAACTGGGCCGGGCCGTCGCGCACGGCGCCCGCAACCGCTGAGGAAGGACCCATGAGCTTTCACGAAGTGAGATTTCCCGCCGCCCTGAGCTTCGGCTCTCTCGGCGGGCCGGAGCGGCGCACGGAGATCGTGACGCTCGCCAACGGCGCGGAAGAGCGCAACTCCCCCTGGGCCCACTCGCGCCGCCGCTACGACGCGGGGCTGGGGCTGCGCTCGCTCGACGAGCTGCAGGAGGTACTGGCCTTTTTCGAGGCGCGGCGCGGGCAGCTTTATGGGTTCCGCTGGAAGGACTGGAGCGACTGCCGCTCCTGCGCCCCCTCCGAGGAGATCGCGGCGACCGACCAGGTGATCGGCGAAGGTGACGAGATCACCTCCGTCTTCCAACTGGTCAAGCGGTACGGGGCGGGCGGCCTGGCCTACGACCGTCCGGTGCGGAAGCCCGTCGAGGGCTCGGTGCAGGTCGCTCTCGATGGCATACCGCAGGTGCCGGAGGTGGACGTCACCGTCGACGCGACGACGGGCCTCGTGACCTTCTCCCATCCGCCGGACCGGGGTGTGACCGTCACGGCGGGCTTCGAGTTCGACGTGCCCGTACGCTTCGACACCGACCGGCTGGAGGTCTCGGTCGAGAGCTTTTCCGCCGGTGAGGTGCCCGCCGTGCCGGTGGTGGAGGTGCGGCTGTGAGCCTTGCTGCACATCTCTCCACCGGGCTGACCACGGTCTGCCGCTGCTGGCTGCTCACGCGGCGCGACGGAGTGGCCATGGGCTTCACCGACCACGACCGCGACCTGGCCTTCGCGGGCCATGTCTTCCGCGCCGACACCGGGATGACTGCCCGCCAGCTGGTTCAGGGCATGGGCCTTTCGGTCGACAACACCGAGGCGATGGGACTGCTCAGCTCCGGCGCGGTGCGCGAGGAGGACATCGCCGCCGGCCGCTACGATGGCGCGATGGTCTGCGCCTGGCTGGTGAACTGGCAGGCTCCGGCGGAGCGCGACATACGCTTTCGCGGGACGCTGGGGGAGATCACCTGGGGCGGCGGAGCCTTTCACGCCGAGCTGCGCGGGCAGTCCGAGGCGCTGAACCGGCCCTGGGGGCGGATCTACACGCCAGACTGTTCGGCGGTGCTGGGGGATGACGCCTGCGGGGTCGATCTGTCGGGGCTTGTCGTCGAGGGAACGGTTGTCGAGGTCAGCGAAAACAGCATGTTGCGTCTTTCACTTGAGGCGCAGCATGAACCGGGATGGTTCGCCCACGGACGTCTTGATGTGCTTGACGGCAGCGCGCAGGGGCTTTCGGGGATGATCCGCGAGGACCGAACCGACGGCACGGACCGCCTCGTCACGCTCTGGGACGCGCTGCGGGCGGATGTGTCGGCGGGGGACCGGGTGCGCCTCGTACCGGGATGCGACAAGCAGCCCGGAACCTGCCGGGAGAAGTTCTCCAATTTCCTCAACTTCCGGGGCTTTCCTCACATCCCGGGCGAAGACTGGCTGGCCGCCGTTCCCCGCCGCGAGGACGCCAATGACGGGGGCCAAAGATGAGCGCCGCCGTGGAGATCGCCCGCGGCTGGCTCGGGACGCCCTACCGCCACCAGGCCTCCGTCCGAGGCGCTGGCTGCGACTGCCTGGGGCTTGTCCGGGGCGTCTGGCGAGAGTTCCTGGGCGACGAGCCGGAGACGCCACCGCCCTACGGTCCGCACTGGTCGGAGACGACCGGAGACGAGGCGCTCTGGCGCGCGGCTCTCCGACACTTGACGGAGACCACGACCGAGAGCCCCGGCGACATTCTCCTCTTCCGGATGCGTGAGGGGGCGGTGGCGAAGCACCTCGGCATCCGGACCGAGACCGCCCCGGTGCCGCGCTTCATCCATGCCTACGAGGGGCATGGCGTGGTGGAGACACCGCTCTCGGCCCCCTGGGCGCGGCGTGTGGTGGCGCGCTTCGCGTTTCCGACCTCCTGA